CTGGCTTAGATTCTTTACCTTCGATATGATGTTCATAATTACTCTTACCACTCTCTAGAGACTTAACCAAAGAGTTCTTTGCAGCAGCAAGATGATTATGAGCAGTCAATACATTTTCGTAATGACCTTTATTCTTTTCTACGTGATCAACTTCTTCTTTACCCTTAGCACGTTTTTGTTCTTGAGATTTCTCAGTCTTAACACCAGCAACTTGTTTTGCATGATGAGATTCAAGATGTGCTTTGAAATCTTTTACGTTTGGAGTAGTGTTATTGCGAACAGTTGAGTTAATATAAGTGGCTAGATGACCATGCTCGCCACTATGTGCAGGGTGAACAGCATTATACATTTTATCGCCATGAGTATCATGGACTGCTTTTGCTGCAGCCATATGTTTATGGAACTCATCTTGATTTGCTTGGGAATGATTTGCTGTACTAGTATCATAGCTGGCATCGTGGTGGTGAACATCAGGATGCTGTTTAAATTCGTGATGATCAACTTCATGGTGAGCAGACATTGATTGAATATCTTTACCGTGATATTGAGTATGAACAGCAACACCTACTTTTGCTTTAGTTGCTTTCTTGGCTTCATCGCCAGAAGCAGTATAGGTAATAGTGTTTGGAGTAAAAGATGCTTTGCCAGTTTTCTTATCATGCTTAACATCACCTTCTGAGTGCATAATATCACCTTGATATACTTTACCTTTTGGAGTAACTTTAGGTAGGTGATGTAACGCAGCCTTTAATTTAGTAGCAAGACCTGGCGCATGGCCATGGTTCTTATCAATGTCAGCATCAGTATGATTAATTTTTGGATCTTTGTTAAAAGCAGATTTAGAAGCAACAAAGAACTTACCATTCTTAGGATGAGTGCCGAAAACTACAGCTGGAGATCCATCATACTTTGTAGTAAGATTTGAATTATTTTTACCAGCCTTCATGTGCTCATGCGCATGAGTTAAAGCACCATGGGCATGTTCAAATCCTTCGTGGCCATGCATTAATGGACGATCTTCAGGATGAGTAATATGCTTTAGTTTAGTACCTTCTTCGGTAGCTTCTTTTAAGTATGTTTGAAACGATTTCATGTGTTATCCTATTTTCTTAGCAGAAGCACGTAAGAACCATGCGTGTTTCTGGTGTGTATCGATTCGGTCAGCTATAAAATTACAAACACCTTGTTGCTTTTCTGAATTAGCAATAGTGAACACTTTATTTAGGCTGGCCAAGACTTCTTCGTTCGCCTTTATTAGACTTGATAAAATATCAGAAAGAAGAACTACTCTAGTTGTTTCTTCTTCTAATGTTTTATATTTGTAAAGTTCATCAATACTTACTGGAGCATAGTCATCTAATTTACGTAGCAATTCAGCAATTGGGTCTACTGAATTATAAACATCAGTATAAATCTCTTCAAAGAATGTATGATATTGAGTAAATTCAATACCCTCAACATTCCAATGGAATTGGTGCGTTTTATAATACATAACAGTAGCATTCGCTAGCAATACTTTAATTGCTGTTGTTAACTCATTCATTGTGTAACTCCAGTATTTGACATTGGGTCAAATGTCTTTGATGTAAAATCTTGCGGGCACTCACCAGAGTGTTGCATATTACAAACAGGACATGTAGCCATATTGTTTCTAACAGTAGATTTAAAAGACTTTAACTTTTTCTTTTCTACTTTCTTCTCGACTAATTTAACATTTTGAATCCACTTACTAACTAATTTGCCAGTAGATTCTTTTAATAATAGGTGATTGGAACCACGCTTAACAATTTCATATTGTTGACCATCGGATTCTACTTGCTCACCAATATTAAAAATTTCTCCACGGAAATATTGTTCGCGTAGTTCATCTTTAACTAATTTAATTTCTTCTTTGATTGGTTCAATTCCATATCCAATTCTAATATCATTCATTAGTCTACGAGAATCAATATCTCTAACTGCAGAAGGTAAATTCTTTTTGAATTCTTCGTATAAACCTTTTATTGCATAACTACGAATATTATCTTCGGTATCAGGATCGTTATCCATTGCTGATACGACTGTAGCTTCCTTCAGAGATTTCTTCATGGAAGCTACTTTATCAGAACTCGTAACAACGATAACGTGGCGAAAGTTTTCTTTTAACTTAGAAATAACCTCACCGATATTGTCCGAATACGTATTAAATTGGGTATTAGGAAACATCAAATTTAAATACTGAAGTTTCTTTTCTACGATTAATGGATTCTTTTTGGCATCGCTTGAGTCGGATGCATAAATGGCGTAGCTGGCATTCTTCTGCTCAGCTAGAGATTTGACAGCCTTTATTAGAAGTTCGTGCCCGACATTCGGAGGGTTAAACTTTGAACAGGCTAGAACTATCGTTTTACTCGGAAGTTCTCTGATTAGTTGTCTATAATCTTTCATTTAATCCATCAATTAAGTAGTATTTGTTTATTTATAAGATGTTTACTTTAAGTAGCAAACGCTTTAAGCAATAGCTGATTATGTGGGTCTTTATATGCAGCGGTATTAATCGCTACATTATTCGGAGCGGATATCGGGCATAGATTATAAACAGACTTTTTAACATTAGAAAATTCCAATGTCATTACGAATTGGTAATCTCCGCCACCTTTAGATTGACAGCGAACCCTAATTCTTGCAGAAGCGCAGTTAGAGAAGTCTTCTATTTTCTTTTGTAGTTTAGCATTTAGTTTCAGAGGATCTAATTTATTCATTAGATAGAAACCATGAGTACCCACATTTAAATAATGGGTTTTCTTTTTATTATAGTAGTCGCAGATGGCTTTGGCGGGAACATCAATATGAACTTCATTCTCGCCTTTGAAACTTTCGATATCTATTTTATACGCAGCACGTTTATCTTTAATACCACCTGTTAGGATTTTCTTTCCAGATTCATCATTCTGTAGAACTGGAATTTTACCACGCCAGCGAGCACCTGCAGTACCCGAAGTGTTCATGTTCTCTAAGAGTTTATATTTCTTAGCGATCTCCTGCATCATCATCTTCTCAGGGTCGCCTTTAACATCTCCAAAATCCCATCTTCCTTTATAGTATTTTAAAACTAAAGATCCAGCAGCAGTAGGAGAAATTTTCAACTCGCAGCCAGCAGAAGTTTTGATACTTTTAGTTACGATAGATAAATCAGGTTTATCATGTGATGCTCCCGCAACACCCCCAACTGAGATGCCAAATTTCTCTAATGCTTTATAAGCATTCGCTTCGTAAATAAAACCTTGTTGTGCCATTATGACCCCTATACTTTTGGTATATTTAGGTCATGCGATTATACTTGCGATGCCATTTACCTATCTGGTCTATAATCTTACGAGTGGCGTGATTGTTTCTTAAATCGTAGTCAAACGTCTTTAAGAAATAGTGAAGTGTAGATGAATCTCGTTTTTCTTTATAACGATTCAACAGGACGTTGATATCTACATTTGGTCTGCGCATTTTAAAGTCTAGATACACACAATGCGCATATGCTTGTATCTCGTCAAACTCAGAGAGGTATGCTCTCTGCTCGTCTTTTTTAACTATACCCAATTTTTTATATGGAACAACGTAAGTGCTCCATTGATCACCTCTGCGATCAAATTGCATAAAGTGTATAATTTCATGCATTAAAGTTTGCATGAAACGCATCTTGAAGGATCTCCAAGAGGATTTAGTAAATGGGAATGTATTAAATTTTTCGGTATAGATATGAAGAGAACACTGACGCTTATCTGGGTCGTATTCTCCACCGATTGAAACATGACTTTCAGTCCACTGTGCTTTGGACTTTTCTTTCTTCCATACTATTTTTGTTCGCCACTTTTTAACATAGTTAGATAACCCATCTTTATCGTTTTTGTAAAGATCTAAATCTGCCCAAACTTTAGACGGGATGAGTTTTGCTCTAAATGGTTTCTCGTTGAAACTGAGAAGATCCATCCAATCGAATTCTATGTTTTCTAGGAAAGTCATAGTTCCTAGAAAGATCTTGCTTAGCCAAAATGCTTCTCAAGAAATGCAAGAACTTTCTCCTGCTCCTGTAAGTTAGTATTAGCAAACTCTGTTATATATGACATCAAATCAAAATTTGACATCAGGTTACTATATTTAGTTTCTCTTCCACGTAGGAATTGCTCAGATTGATCGGATCCACGATCTTTATAGCGTTGTTCTAGGATAGTTTTGGGAGCAGTAAGGAATACCACTTCTAATTGAGTATTCGGAAGACCCATACAAAACTCTAGGAATGATTGGTTAAAAACCCGATCGCCTTCGAAAAGAATATTACAGTTATGGGATGCGATCCATTCTTGAAGAGGTGGTTGAACTGCCATAGAAAGTCGGTCAGTTCCAGCAAAGACTTCGCCTTCTTCGTATTTACCAAGGACGTATAAATCTCGTTCCGCATTATAATTTGCCACAACAAGTTTTGCTGGCGCAGTTTCCTGCCAAGTTTTGCCTTCCATAAATTTACGGAATAGAGTAGTCTTTCCAGTTCCAGGAGATCCACCAACCGCAATAATTTTTCTAGTCTTCATTGGATTTGTTATCCTTTCTATTGTAATAGTGTCAGTAACAGCGAGGTTATCATTAAATGCCATTTCTAATGTCCTCAATCATTTTAATCAATTCTTCTTTACTAAAGACCCAAACACGTCCACGGAATGAATGGGTATCAGTATTCATCTCAGTTTTCTTAGTGAATGTCATTTTATTAGTAACTTCTTCTGACGCCATCTTTGCTAGATTACGTTTAATCTCAGTGGCATAATCTACATTACTTTCACGTAGTTTCATAAGTTCAAACTCTTGAACTCGATGCTGAACAGTCAACTCGTTTAACTGATATCGATCTAA